GCCAGCCAATCGTCCAAATCCTCTACGTCTGCATCAATCAGGGGGTAGCGGGGCACCCCAAACCCTAAGTCTTGGAGCCTTTCGGCAAAGGATTGGTGCTGGATACCGTTTTCAAACAAGAACTCCTTCAGCCCGTCTGGATCGCCAAACCGGACTTGGGAGAGGGCATCCATGTTGTAGCCACTCATTTGTCTACCTTGGTCTCCAAACGGTCAAATATCTTGCCCAGCATCCCCTTGATCTCAAGAATGTCCTGCCGGTAGTCATCTTTAGTGACATACCGCAGGGGCAGCTCTTTAACGCTGTCTTCAATCTTCTCTACAGACGCGCTCAAGCGGTTGAGAATCCACATCCCAAAGGCACCAGCGATGCCAAATCCAAGGTTAATAAGCCACTGGGGTTCCACTCTTACACTCCGTAATAAGGGATTTTCTTGGTTGCACCATTAATTACCACCGAAACATAGCCTTCAGGGTTCAACGGCAGGCTGGGGTCAGGCATGGCAGCAGTGTTACTGGTTGCCAGATTTGCATATAAGTTAGCGGTCACTGTCACATTTGCGGCTGAGATATTGGCTACAGCCACATCTCCACCCGTGATTGCTACCGCATTGGCGTTCTGGGTGGACATCGTGCCCAGCCCAGATACCTGAGAATTGGTAATGGCAATAGTGGCGTTAGAAGCGGCTGTAAGCCTGCCCTGAGCGTCCACCGTAAAGGTTGCTACCGTAGCAGCATCCCCGTAACTATCAGCCGATACAGCCGTGTTTGCGAGGCTTACAGTGGTATTGGAGGCCAGGGTGCCACCACCAGTTAGCCCAGTGCCAGCAGTAATGGTTGCCGTGTCAGCTACAGCGTTGACGTTGGCAGCGGTCAAAACCACCGTTCCGACCTGCCCGTTGACGCTACTTACCGCATCAGTGTTGTCTACTTTCTCCCACACCGAGCCATTGAAGATGGCCCAATCGCCAATCTGCCAGTCGGTAATTCCGTTGAGATTGGTGCTACCAGCTACGTTGACAACATAGTAGTCGCCTTGGGTGCCAGTGCTAGATACCAGCGTAGGCGTGTTTGTAGAGGCATCCCAAGTGCCTTTGTAATTGACGGCACCTATGCTACTTGTTGCAAACCCCCCTAACGCCTTTAACATGGTCTACTCCTTACAAGCCATCGCCAGGGCAGATGTACAAGTCAGCAGTCCCGCTGGCTGTAATTGCCGTGAAGTAAGCATTTGGAACAAAAGAAAGAATCTCATCGGTCTGCGGAAGCAGGGTCAAAACAGCAGTGCTGTTCGCTCCAGCTCCAGTCGGAACCACGCAATTGGCTGTTGCATCAGCCGCAGTCTGAGCAAATGCCAGAAAACAGGCAGTGGTGCTCGAAAGGTTGATAACCCGGTACTGGTTGCCACCAAGGGTCGTAGAAGGCACCTGAACGGGCGATGGTGCGGTTGATGCCGCTACCAGTTTGACCGTCTTGCCTAGTGTCGTGAAGGCGTTAATTCCCATCTTGAACCTCCATTTCAACTTCTAGCCATTGACCAGCATCCTCGTCCCATGTCCACATTCCTTCTTCAGGCATGGCTACAGGAGCGTTCCACTGGGCTGTTTCTTCGTTAAGCAACCAAGAGGCAAAGGGCTTGGGGGGCACAAAAGCATCAATGTCAGCGTTGTAGGTGTAACCAATCCCAGCGTAGTTCTTCCGCATATTCCCGTTGTAGGAGGTCTGCTTCCACTCGCCACCGAATAGACGCTCGCAGAAAGCCGCACCGATATGTTCTTTCTCAACGCCAGAAGCGTCAGCGGTGTCTTTGTTATCGACTACGATGACTTGCGTCACCACTCTGTTTTCAATTTTCGCAAAATGTGCCATGTATAAATCCTTACCAGTTGGTTACAAACTCACGCATTTGGGTTGTGCCGCACAACATTCTTGCGTCTTCATCTCGTTTGACATGATAGGCAGAAATGTGTGTGTATCCCAACCTTTTTGCCACTGTTACCCTTTGATTGCCAATAAAAATGTTAAAAACCTTTTGTTTCTCGCTTGCAGATAAATTGCTGACATCTGGGTTCGGGTCTGTTTGATAGTCCAAGTATGGAGAACGCACTACTATTGGATGAATCAGTCCCTTTTCCTCTATGTCTGCCCTTACCTTTTCAACCATTTCATCATCAAAACGATCAACCGTAATCGTCAAAATGTCTAACGGATACTCCGCATACCATTGCGGGTAATCGTTCCTACTAGCCCGAAGCACTTTCAAGATTTAATCCTGTCAAACTGACTTCCTCACCAATGTTTCCGACTGGAAAGGTGTTAAACGACAAACTAATACGGGTTTGATCTCCCTGAACAGTCTCAACCATGTGCTCAAGGCTGGATGGGAATAGCACTAAATCACCAGTTCCAACCTCAAACCACCACGACTCAGAGTTCCAGATGTTCCAGTTCTCAGGGGGCAACTTGATCTGCTGGAAACCAGAACGGTAAAAGTAAATCTTGTCTGTCTCCCGATTGGCTTGCGGGTAGAACACACCCGACACAAACGAATTAGGATGGGCATGTTTGTGATGCCATTGCCCAGGCTCGGTGTAGTTGCACCAAGACTGCGTAATCCGCAGATTGACCTTGTGCTTGGGGTTATGAATCGTAGCGAAGTAATCCGACACGCTTGACTCAATAAAGTCCCGCAGTTTGGTCATCGCCTTGTGGCGAAGAATCGTGTTGTTGACAGAAGTGACATTGCCCATGTTGGGGCGAGTCTCCTGGCCCTTAATAAAGTCAATCTCTTTGTCGGTCAGATCACGGTCGAGTTTGTAAATACCGACTGGCTGCGGGAATAGGTTATGAATCAAGTGCGGCCTCTATCATTCTCTGTTGACCAGCAATCTGCTCAATCTGCTCTGGTAGCCAAACTGTGTTGATGGAATCCTCAAATGCCCTGATCTTCTCCATTGTTTCTTGCACTTCTTCCCATGTCGGGCAAGGTCTTGGGTCATCCCAACGGGTAAACATGGTGTTTGAGATTTCCCACTTAGCACCAGGGCGAAGTAAGTGCATCGCTGTGTCGATGCCATAGAGCATATGTATTTTTGTCGTCATTGGTTTGTCTTGATAATTACGATTCCAGAGCCGCCTGCTGCGCCTCCGTTAGGAGAATTTCCTCCACCACCACCGCCGCCACCTGTGTTTGTTGTTCCCGCTGTTGCGGCTGCACCACTTTGTGTTTGACCATTTCCACCGCCTCCATTACCTCCAGTTCCAGCAGTTCCTGCATTGTGATTTCCACCCCCACCACCACCAGCATAAGTTACTGACGAACCGCTAATAGAAGATGCAGTGCCGTTTCCACCGTTTCCAGCAAAATTGTCTCCCGCAGCGCCACCAGTTGCACTAGCGCCTCCGCCTCCACCACCAGATTGATGCACACCATTCAAATGCCTGCCGCCACCACCATTATTTCCTTGGGATGGGGATGTGCTAGGAGTGTTTCCATTTCCACCTGTGGTATTTCCTGGCGTTCCACTAGCCCCACCACCGCCTCCGCCTCCGCCGCCAGAACCACCGTTACCTCCGTTTACCGAAGGAAAGTTTCCTCTTGCCCCAAAACCGCCACCAGCAGAGGTAATGCTTGAAAACACAGAATCTCCACCAACGCTTCCATTGGCCGACCCACTACCACCACCGCCTCCAGCACCAACCGTGATTGTGTATTCGGTTCCAGCAGAAACGCTAAAAGATGTACCCGTTCTAAACCCACCGGCACCGCCGCCACCACCCCCATTAAACCCACCTGCACCACCCCCACCCGCAACCACAAGGTAGTCAACAGAAGTCACACCTGTGGGACATACCCACGATGTCGAGGATTTGAATGTGAAGATAGTCTGAGCAGGAGCCGTGTATTTGAGGATGACTATGCCAGAGCCGCCTGCTCCGCCAGCACCGCTGCCAACACTTGAACCAGCGCCACCACCACCGCCTGTATTTGCAATGCCTGAATTACCAGCTCCGGATGTAGCCCCTGCTCCACCGCCACCAGCACCACCAGCACCAGAAGTTGTTCCCCCCGATGTTCCACCGCCACCACCAGCATAAGTAACAGATGACCCAGATATAGTTGATGCAGTTCCTGCTCCACCAGCGCCAGGAGTAGTAGTAACAGCATTACCCCCAGCAGCAGAAGCTCCGCCACCACCAGCAGAAGCATAGTGAGGCACTCCTAGCCCATCCCCGCCTTTATTTCCTTGAGATGGAGTTGTGGATGGTGTATTTCCATTCGCCCCCGTTGCTGTTACTCCACCAGCACCGCCTCCCGACCCCCCAACACTTCCTGAAGGTGTTCCGCTTCTTGCGCCAGCACCACCGCCGTATGCCTTAAATGTATTCGTGCCTGCACCCGATGGGTTTTCAGTAATAGGTGCGCCAGCAATAGATGAATCTTGTCCGTTTGTATTGCTTGCACCACCACCGCCAACAGTAATCGTATACTCTGTTCCCGCTGTTACTGATAACCCCGTTCCAGTTCTAAAACCACCAGCACCCCCGCCTCCGCCTTCAATAACCGCAGATGTTCCAGCACCACCACCACCACCACCAGCGACAACGAGATACTCAACCTCGGTCACACCAGTCGGGCAAGTCCAAGTACCAGATGCAGTAAAGGTTTGGATGACTGTGTAGCCACCGCCGCCTGTTACAGCGGCTCTGGCTAGCAACATTTGTAAAATGCCACTCACGACACGTTCCCCGTAATCACGCAAACGTTGGCATTGGCAAACAAGATAGTCGCCACACCCCTGGTTCCAAGGCTGACATTAGCCTTATCCGTGTCCGTACCAGCTATGTAAGCCGTGGTAATTGAGCAAGTAACCGTCACGTTGGCATTTGAGTTGTTGAACAACGAAACCGCATCGCCATTGGCAAACGTGCCATCAGGAATCGTGATTGAGCCACCAGAGGTAATTTGTATGTACTTACCAACATCGCTGGTAGCCAAGGTGTAAGAAGTGTTCTTGGGGCCACCATCGGGGATATTGCGGTAGCCAATCCGATAACCAGTTCCACCCTCTGTAAACGATATCGCATTAGCACCAGAATTAAAAATTCCAGTGTCCGTGTCATCGGTAAACCGCAGAGAAGGGCTGGCAGCGTTGCCGTTAGCCAAAGAAGCCACCGTAACCGTAACATTGCCGCTAGAAATGTTGGCACCGGCTATGTTTGCAGCCGTAATACCAGTTAAAGTGCCACCAGTTATTGTGACATTGCTAGATTTGAGGTTGGCTAAAGTCTCTGCGCCGCTGTTAATGCCGTTAATGGCGTTTGACAACGTATTGAAGTTAGCGTCAAGTTGCGATAGCGGTATAGATGCCGTCGCATTGGCAAAAGTATTGGGAATGGTGACAGGCAGTGTCATTTAGAACCTCGCTCTTAATTCATGTTCAAGTTGGAAGCCGTTTATCGTGAACGGCACCGTAGTTCCCGTCAGACTAATACCCAAATACTTACCATACATTTTAGCGTCTGACCTGTAAAGATAGTAGCCACTGGTTGACGAAACACCACCCACCCAGCCAATCTGACTGGAGCTGTTGTTTGTCCAAGGAATCGGATTTCCAGAGTTGTTTAGCCACAAAATAGTATTGGAGAAATCAATTGGCGTAGATACCTGATTCTCGGAATCTATGAAGGCAATCATAATGATGGATGCCGTGCCAAGAGTCGCCTCAATACCGACCTTCAATGCCTGCTTATCGCGGATAGGATCGCCCATGGGCCACAAGGCAGTGCCAATGTCCCAGTCAATCCCGCTAGAAGCGTCAGCATAGAATTTGATTAAATTTGAACCAGTCGTGCCATAAAGCAGGATGTTGCCGTCAATGACCGCCGAGGCAGTCCTAGAAATTGAGTTGCCCTGGCTGGTAAAGAACCATTTGCGGTCAAAGAAGATTGCCTGCACCTCACGGGGCACTACAGAGCCAGTGCTGTTGTCGTTGTAAGTAAACGTCCAAGCAGCACACAAGATGTTATTGAGGAGCACCTGGCCCGATGTAATGGGCTTGGTGAAGTCAATATCGGGGAAGATGCCGTCAATGTCATCGCTGATCTTGGATGTTGTAGCACCTACCAGCGCATAGACCCCGTAGCGGTTCATAAACAGCATGGAACGGAAGTACGGGAAGATTGCGTATTTGAAGCCAGAGCCAATAGAGGCAGACACGTTGGTATTGGTAAACAGTGTCTCGCCGGTCAGACTGTTGATCCTAACGTCCGAAAAGACGTTGATACTGTCCTCGCCAAAAATGTACAGAAAGTTGTTTGCCGCAATGATCGTGGCAATGTCTGTTCGTAGCGTGGAATCCGTTAGCGTGAGGAATCCGCTACTAACAGATACAAAGTCATTGTAAGTGTCAGCAGCAGAGTAATAAACCGTGCGAGCATCAGCAATCCATGCGCGACCAGAAAAAGTAGCCACTGAGCTACCGTTTTGGCTAAAAAGAGCACAAGTGACATTAGCACCTGAACCACTCCCTCCGTCTGTAATGGTTATGGTAGGCGCAGAGGTGTACCCAATGCCTGCCTCCGTAACAATGATTTGAGTGATGACATTGCCGACTGTTACAGCTTCACCCGTAGCGGTCACACCGCCAGTCTGCCCAGGTGGGCTAAACGTGACTACGGGAGAGGTGTAGTTGGAACCGCCATTGTTGATAGTGACCGAGCCAACAGAGCCAATATCGACAAGATTCGTGCCATCCCATGTTTTGTACCCTTTCGCAGGGTCAATAATTAGGATTCTCTCGTTTTTCCACTGAACAATCTGTACGTCAGCGTTAGAGAATGTGTTTGCTGCGGCAATGTTTCCCAGGTTGTTTGTTTCCAGATTGACGTACTGGGCCGAGCCGTCTTGCTGGAAGGCAAACATGTACTCTGTGTTGTTGATGTTTGCCGATGCCATGTAAGTGACAGTGTTTGCAAACGCAACGTTAGAAACCGTTGAAGGAGCGTTAACAATCTTAATGTTGCCAAAGCCAATAGGTTGAGCGTTTTCAAGCCAAGCAAACTCACCCTCACCAATAGCCGTGCGGTTGTTCTTGACATTAACGCCCTTAAAGTCTTTGCTAACAAAGTAAGACTTGCGTTGCTCAATCGCAGCCATCTAGTACCCCGACTGGTAAACAGAGGGAATCCTGCGGGTAAACGTGCTGTTGAGCGCACCTAATACTTGTTTGGTGTATTCCTGCTTGAATATCTCAGACTCGCCATAGGACTGTTCCTGATATTTGGCTTTGTGGGCAGCATAGTAGGCAACAGCCTCTTGGAAAGGGCTGGGAATCTGTAGATCAGGCTCTGCGCCAGTCACCAATGGGTCTGGCAGCACAACCGTGTCAATCTCTAAGTAGTAAGCCTGATTGGGCTTTGGGCCAATGTAGATAGTCTTGGGGCCATACATGGAAAAGGCAATGGGCTGACCATTGTAGTTTTGCCAAAACCTGAGCTGGGCATTGAAGTCCGTCCACGCCATGTAGTACATAGGCCAACGGCTATCACCCCAGTAAAGGTTAATGTTCAAACAATCTATCGTATTGTTGCCTTGCGGTAAGGCAGAGAACGCAATTGTTTCTACACCAACAGTGGTGGTGTAAGTTTGAAGAACCCGCCGACAACCAGTGTCTTGTACTGTGTGACCACGGGCATCATTGATGTAATCAGTTAGTTCGGCAGTAGTCCAAAAATTGCCATTAACGTCATGCAACAACCGCCTGGTTTCGGTTATGTAGTCGTTTAAGGTGGGCATACATATCCATGTTTAGTGAGATTGGACTTTTGCCACGCCTTTGCCCTTGGCTTTCACTTCAGGCATTGGCGCGGCTACTCGTTCCACCACCGGGGCTGACAAGTGGACTGTCTTGCGTGACTCGGTAGCAAAGGTAATCTGAGTTAGGCGGTCTTTGGCACGCTGTAGATCAGTATTAGTCTTCATCCAACCGAGTCGCACAAAGTACGGCTCTTTATTGTCATCGCCATAACCAAAAATATGCTTTGCGGCCTTCTCTGAAATCTCCACTTCTTTGCCTGTTTCAAAGGAGTATTCCACTCCCTCAAACCTGCCGGATGTAGGAATCCCATGGTTGGTCACAAAGATAGTTTTGCTCATAGCGTGACAATATCTCCATAGATCGAGACATCACAAGTGATGCCCGATGCGGCTGCATTAACGTTGAAATAAAGCGCAGGAGAAGTAAACACATTCGCGTTGGCTGCGGCAGACATGGTCAAATTGACATAAGCGGAGGTGTTGTCAGCACCGCTAATGTTTTGAGTGTCTGCTACATCCGTTCCGCCAGCAGCCGTAGAGGTGTGAACCCCCACGTTGGCTGCGGCAGCGTTGCCACTGAAATTGCTTAGAGTGACTTGACGCACAATGTACTTAGTGCCGTCCTGCATCGAAACGACCGTATCACCAGCCGTACCAAGAGATTGGTTCGGAAGATGACCCAGCCGCTTGTACCCGAAACCATCCGGGTATTCGCGTCCTACGGCATTAGCGTCCATTGTGCCTCCTTACGCGTAGGTTTCAGAAGCTGCTTCACCACCATTGGTGCCGATGAGCGTGACATCTGCGTTTCCGCTGGCGTGCTTAACGAACACGTTAACGCCATCGGAAATAATCATTCCACCAGTGTTATTGGCAAGAATGGTCGAGTTAGCAGAGCCAGTATTGGCAACCACGGTAACGTTGGCGGCAGGCACCATCAGGTAGATACCAGCAGGAACCACCGTGCCGTTGCCGGTGTTAATGGCATTGACAATGGAGGTCTGAAAGTAAGCACCATCGGTATTGCTAGTCGCGCCAGCAAGGATGATTTTATTCGTTGCGAGTGACATGTCTATTTCTCCTTAAAGTGACAGAGAGTTGTAGTTAGTCACCTTCGTCATCGACTTGGGCTTGGTGCTGACCATCTCTGCGATCATCAACACGGCACCAACGTAGCCGATTTGGAAGTTCGGGAGGGTGGACTCAAACCCAGTAAACGCAAACGATGCCTGCTCATGGATGTACATGGACAGGTAGTTAGTGTTCAACAGGTAGAGAGTTCCTTCCGGGCAGTAAGGATCAGGATAGATGGGCACACCAGCAACCATCAGGGCGCGGAAAGCAGCCTGGGGGCCATTGGCATCACCGTCAAAACCTGAACCCGGCGTAATCATGTACTGCTCTTGACCGACGTAATCTTGGGCCAGAAGCGTCCAAGTACCGAATCCACAGACACCAAAGGTCGGCACTTCAGCACAGTTCTTCACAGTGCCAGAGATGTACTGGAGCACATTCTGACGAGTGGGGTTAACTGAGCCAGCGGCGTACTCTTTGGAAGCCCACCAGGTATAGCTACTACGGTCAATACCACCGTAGGTGCCAGACGAGTCAACAGCGATGGGCAGGCCCGTAAACTGCTGAGTGTTGCTGGTGTTGTTGTAGAGCGACGTAGCCATGGCATCCATCATCACGTTGGTCGCATCGTTCATGCGAGCCTCAATGAGGGGGATGATTGCGTAGTCTTGCTGTACGGCACCTTCCATTCCGAGGAACGGAACCGGGCTGACCAGCAGCTTCAGGTTAAACTCGGCGTTATAAGCGCCTTGCTGGACTGAAGGTTGTGCAAACGAACCAGAGTAATCTGACCACTGGGCGTTTACGAATTGAGAACCCTGGACAGGCACCGTCACCGACGACACACCGCCAGAGGCGGTTTGACTATTGGCGATCAATGCTGCCATGAGGGGCGTAGAGTTGTAAATCTGCACAACCATCTTGGGAATGAACGCACGGCGCGTGACGTAAGTCAGTTCCGTGTATTGTTGACTCCCAGTGGCTGGGATTATTCCACCGCCAATAGGCATAACGATCTCCTAGAAAAAAGCCCCTAAACCAATAGAATCACAGGCCGATTGGCTTGGGATTCTTCCTAAATTCATTCAATGCAGCATGAGCCGCATCCCGCGCTGCGCCAACAGGGTTCTTCATAAAGTCAGACGTATTGAAACGTGACATGACCGGCTGAGGAAACTGGCTGGGCGTGGGAGCAGACATCTGCTTCATCCAGGTGTGATACTCGGCAGCCGTCTCATGGTTGGCAATGCCTTTCTCCACCATTAACTTCTCAATAGCGGCAATGTCCTCTTCCGACTCAGCCAGGTTCTTCTTCATCAAGACATTACGGCGACGCTCAAGCTCTTCTTTGGCCTCTTTCTGGCGCAGTTTGGCTTCCAAAGACTCGACTCGCTTGTTGGCTTGCTCAAGAATTTCATTGGTGCGCTCTTCAATCTCAATCTCAGGGATTGGTACATCAGGTCGCACTTGCTTGGTCAGTTGAAGGAATTGCTTGCGGGTCTTTGGGTCTTCAGCCAATGACTTAGCCAAAGCTGCCAATTCCGCTTGCGCTTCTACTGAAAGATTTTCTAAAGACATAAGTTAGCCCCTTTCTTGGTCTTAGATAACTTTCTTGGTATCTCCGGGTTTGGAGAGAGTCATCTTGTTCTTCGGCCCAGTTTTGGCTGCATTGGTGAGGCCACCAAATTCGGCAAAGCGGGGAGTGTTAACAATCTGACCATTTTGCTGGGTGTTGTCGGTAGGACGGCGGGGAGCCAGATTACCGCGAGGTTTGAAAAGTTCCACTTTGGAATCTCCTATATAGGCATGACAGGTTGTTGCGTACCGGGTACTGGTGCCTGTGCTACAGCTCTAGCTTCAGGCGTGGCACCACCCGCCTGCGGAAGCGTTTGAATAAGATTCATAATCTCGGCTGGCATGAGCTGGCGAGTGTCGCTCTCGCGCTCACCAAACTTAGAAGTGATCTTGCCGACCACATCTTGCAGGGCCATGCCCTCCTCAGACTGCATCCCAAAGGTCTGCAACGCAGC